ACTTGCATAAACTGCATCAGTCTTTGGCTACGTACTTCATTAGCCATAAGGCTTTCTGTACCACGTGCCTTTACTTCTAAGTCACCACGTATAGCTGGGTCAAAGTCAAACTGCATGTTAAATCTAAACAGTCCTTCGCCTAACGGACGTAGTAAATAGTCATCTACATTCTTAATAACATTTTTAATGCCACCTGCAGCAGCACCCATTAACATAGAAATACCTGACGCAGTTCTACCTACCCCAGATACACCTGTCTGTCCATGTGAGAATGATGGCATACCCGTACTCTCGTCTGCTAGTACACGTGCCTTATCAAATAGCTGTAGGTTTTCTCCTGCTACATTTGGAAACTTTGTACCAAACACAGCCTGTCCGGGTGCGCCACCTTGTCGTCTAAATACTTTGCCCGGATACACAGATAAGTCTTGACCCGGCACTAAGTTAGTCTCATCAACTTCTATAAGTAAGTTACCACTGAGTACAGCATTGTCTACAGCCATACGCATAAACCCATTCATAAGTGTCTGAGTATCGTCCATGTTTTCTGCAATACCTACACCAAAGAATGAGTAAGGATTTAATTCATATGGCGCAGCCATGTAAGGAATGGTAGCAGGTTTAAATGGATTAAGTACCATACGCAAGAGTTTACCATTACAAATCCATATATTTGCCTGTAGTTCGTCAACTCCCTCAAGCTCTGCAGGTATTTCAATACCCTGCTCCACCAACATATCATAATCACACATACCCCAATACTCAAGGACTTCATAGCGTTCTATCCCATGCTCTGGTGCGTAGTCAGATAAATCATCTTCCCAAGATTCTTTTGTATAATTTGTTCCTTGTGCAATAGCTTCATTGATTACAGAAGCTCTAAAGTAAGGTCTTCTTTTTAAACCTAGTAATTGAGACCGTGACATTTTATGTCGTTCAATTACAAACTGAGCTTCATCCATATTGTTTGCATCTGGATCTGGATAAAAGTTCCATACAGAAACATGAGATACTTGTGGAACAGTTTTAATTGTAGGTGAATACTCACCATCTTCATCCCAGTTTGGATACTCTTTGTCTACGGCAAATGGTCCTTTCATTACACCAGTACCAAACAGTGCCATTTCAAAAGCTGTACTACGTAAATGTTTATTAGCACTTGACTCTTCAAGCTGGTCTTGTATTTTTTTCTGCATACCTTTAGCAGCAATCATAGCTGGACTAAATGTTACAGCAGTTGGAGTTTTACCTATTCCTTCTTTTATACCCTCAATACCGTCTAGCTTTCCTTCTATTGGTCCTAAACTTTCAGCTAATGTTTTAGCTGTTGCACCTGCAGGTATTTCTTTACCATCCCCTGTAAATCCATAAGGACTAATTTCTTTATCTAACTCAGAATTTCTAAACTGTTCAGGTGCTTGAGGATCAAAATGTACATCCGCTACTACACCTTCCGGTAATACTGTTGGTTCTACAGTAAGTGGAAATTTATTGCTGGCAAATAAAACGTCAACAATTTGACCATATGCCGCAAGTGTTTTAGTTTTTGTAACCTTAATAAATACTCTAGACTTTTCAGCCTCTGTAAATTGTACGTCTGATCCGTATATACCTCTGTAGTTACGATAGGATCTTAACCATCTATCTTCGTCTTGTTGTCTATAATCGTCAGCACGTTTATAGCGTTCCATGACAAATGGAATAATACCACTAATACCTGCATCGTCAACTCCCGAATCTTCAGAGTCTTCTAACACTATTTGTTCGTCATCTGTAAAGCCTTGATCTTCTTCCATTTATAATACCTTTAATATCCAAAAGTTTTGTCTGCCATTGGCATACTAGATTGGGGTCGTCCGTGTGGATCATAGTCAAATATACTAAACCTTGGTCTAGACATAATACCATATCTTAGTGCATCATACAAGTGATCTTCACTATGTGTATCAATATCTTCTGGATTTTTTTTATCCAGTGGTATAGACGGTAGTTGAGAAACCATGTTAACGCAGTTATTAAAAAAAACTAATCTAGGTTCTTCTGTAAACTCATCAACTTGTAATCTTCTGTGTATCTCATTTTTACCTGCTACTCTTGATCCCTTACTTCTATCTGAAGGTCTCCAACGACATCCTCTACTTACCATCTGCTCTGCAAGACTAGGACCAGTATCCCCTCTTTTGTGCCAAAGAGAACTGTCCAAAACTCCGTATCTAATAGGACCGTCACCTGCTTCCAACTCTAGTATTCTGTCTGCTAAATCTGCAGCTAGTACTTTACCTACATACAGTTCTCTGTAAACAATTAACTGTTCGTTAGGAGCGCAAGCAAACCATACTACTCCAGACTTACTTCCGTAACCATAGTCACATGCTCTAAATCGTACCCAGTTACTTGGTATATCAAAGGGTTCAATTACATGTATGTTTCTATCAAACTCTGTAAAGGCTGCCCCTTCTTTAATATCCCAATCACCGTCTAGTAGCTGTCGTCTTTGTTGTTCTGGTAGTGACAAAAGCATTGCTTCGTAGTCACCTTGTTTAGCTAAGTAGGGATTGTCTTTTAGTCGTGCTGGTATAAACCTACGTTTAAATAAAGGTATACCTGCTTTTTCGTGTCCTTCTGGATACTTTAGTATTTCTCCAGTTTCAATATCTGTTGCATCAAATGTTACATTTGGTACTGCTGGGTCAATAAACATTTTCTTAACCCAATTGTGACCCCTACCTCCGGGGTTTGTAGTTGCCCTCATAAAGATGGGTAGGTCTGGTGCAGTAGACCGTAAACGAGAACGCATGTAGTTCCATGCATATGGTGTGGCCCATTGAGTTAACTCGTCAAAGCCTATCCAGCTAAATGCCAGACCCTGATAACGCAAGACATCGTCTTCTCTATCAAGATACGACATCCACAACCTTGCGCCAGAGGGCGCGGTCCACTGCATCTTTCTTTCAGACCATTTAATTCCGGGCCATATCTTGGGGTACATCTCTTGTGATTTAAATATAAGTTCACGTAACTCTTCCGTTGTGTGTCTTAGTAGTAGACCACTAAAAGCAGGATGCCCCATATACCTCAGAGGGTCTGCAAGCATTGCGTAGGATTTACCACCACCAGCACTGCCACCATATAATACTTCTCGTTCACTTGCCGCTAGAAAATCTGTTTGTGGGCCATCATTTGGCTTAAAAATTATATTGTGATTTTCTTCTAGTTTTTTAACTGCTTCAATATCAATATTTTTAGTTTCTATTACTTTAGATTGTGATTGTTTCTCTTGCCCCAATACGACTTTTTTCAATTTCTTCCGCTTTGGAGATTGCCTTTTCTGCATACTCTGCCCACTGGCGTAGGCTTCTAGCTTTACTATTTCTTTTTTGCTCATTATCCAACCGTTTTCTTAAACCTTCATATGATATCGTTCTTCCCGTATTGGTACTTAGCCAATTTGCTACTTCACGATATGAATACTGTTTTAAGTATTGTTTTGCTGTTTCTAGTTTGTTAAGTTGGTCGGGTATGGGTACTAGTATATTATCGTCAGTCTCGTCTATTTCATAACCAAAGGGAATTGTTCTAGACATTCTGGGTATAGAAACCCATTCATTATTTTCTTGTACATCTATGAGTGGAGGCAACTTCCACTTTCCTACAGACCTAGTCATCAGTTTCTGCAACAGCTTTAGGCGGCATTAACATAACACCACCCTTTGCTTCTACTTGTACTTTTTCTGTTTTTACTAATCCTGTACGGTCTAGAAGTTCTTTAGCCGCAAGCATTTTATCTTTAATGCCTAACTCAGTAGGATCGTACAGACCACCTACCATAGCCATTGCAGCTTTAGGTGCATTACGTGCCATAAAACTCTGAGTTGCATCTAGTATTTCTTCTTTAAGACTATTGACTACTTCTGTTGTGCTAGACGCTTCTGAGTATCCAGCTAACTTTTTTGCTGATACTACATCACCACCAGCTTCGTCAAACAGTATGGTTAAAAACTTCTGTTGTTTTTCTGTTAATTCTCTTGCCATTATTTTTTCTTCCTGCTAGGTACTGTGGGACCTCTGGCTTTTTCTTTTGCTTTCTTTGAAAGATCTTTAAGGTGAACCACAACTTTAGAACTTTTAGTATGCATTTTACCTGTATGTACAGATCCATCAGGCATTTTGTGAGTCTCTCCATTAAATTTTCTACCATCTTTATAATAGTGCTGTACGCCTTTAGCCATGTTATTCTCCTAGCATTTCTAGTGCTGTCTCTAAGGTTTCGTGGTTTCTACGAGTCCACCCTTTACCAAAGGTTTTAAAAGTAGTAAGACCTTCATAAAAGTTTTGACGAGTAGAATGCATCTTAGTAATTATATCTTTGGGTTTCATATTGTGTACAGCTTTAATTGTCATAGGGCCAATACCACCATCAGCAGTAACGCCCACAATCCTCTGTAAGGCTTTCGCAGAACGGCCCATTCCACTATTAACCCCCCAATCAAATACAGACCAATCAACTCCACTAGGTAAATCGTCACATCTCCCCCTATCCCAATAGTTTTTTCTATATATAGGATAGACATCTACTGGTGTTAATGCTCTCATTTCATCTTCTGTGGCGTTATGTCCAGTGTACGCATCATACACAGCTTTAGTAACACCTAAGTTGGTCATGCCTCCGGGGTCTGAAGGATGATTTACAAAACCACCTTCATGTTTCAGAAGCATACTCATGCAAGGTACAAAGTTTTCTATACTCATTTTTTAGCTATGTTCTTTACTTTTTCAAATGAACGTAAACCGCCAAGACCCAACATTCCCATAAGAACAGTCATCAGACTACCCATATCAAATGCAGGTAGAGGTGGTAGCTCTGCTCCAAACATAGTAGCAAAGAATATTATACAGGGTTGTAGAATAAAGTGATACATTAAAGCAATACCACAAGTCCATCCTACAAAAGGCCGCCACCCACCAATAAAAATAGAACCAGACTTTGCCTCTTCTTGATTAACTTTAATCTGAGACATAGCTAGTTCTTGTGCGTGACGTTCAGCCATTGTAGAAATCTCATGAGCTAAAGCAGCCTTCTGATCTTTATCTTCAATGAACTTGTCAAGTAGTCCTGTAACTGGGGATATAAGTTGAGCTAACATTATTTTTTCTTCTTAGCCATTCCACCATACATCATTTTCTTTTTAGCCATACCACCGCCCATCATTTTTTTCTTAGCCATACCGCCAGCTTTCATGTAACCCATTTTGTTACGTACGGCAGTAGGCAGTTTTTTTAAACCACCTGTAGGTTTCTTTTTCATTGTTCCCGGCATATTATTCCTCTTTCAATATCATAACGAGAAACACCAATATCTTTGAGTTCTCTGTCTGTCATATTTCTTAATTTCCAGTAATTGGCTCTTTGTTCTTGTATTTCAATTGCTCTATTCCATAATCTTTTTAACATAGTATAACTCCTTTACATATGTAAGTCAATAGCTATGACCTACTGTAGGAGTTATACCATATCTAGTTATACCATACTACAGCTATTATTGCAAGCCCGTTATGCATTATTTGCGTTTACAATCACAAAAACCGCACCATCCAAATAGATGTAATATAATTCCTACAACTATAAGTCCAACTAATCCAGAGCTTCCTAAATTTTCAATTAGGTCCATAAGATTTCCTGTTGCATTTCCAAGAAAAATTAAGTTGCTTGGTCCTACTAGTACAGACGCTACTATTGATAACGTGATCAGGGCAATGCCCATTTCTGTAACACTTGCTATTGATGATTTCATTTTTTCCATTGTATATCCTTTTTGTTAAATACCTACTTTATCACTTACATCCCAGTACACACATTTTATATCAATAATTTTGTGACTAGGAAACTCTTGTACTAAGTAGGGTAATCCTACATTTTTAATTCCTGCAAAACATGCAGCTTCTTCTTTAAATACTGGTCCACCGTATGTTTTACAATCTGTTGTTACATACATAGAACACATAAGAACTAAAGGTGTCCACATTATTTTTTCTTCTTAGCCATTCCGCCCTTCATGTACGCTTTACTGTACGATCCGGGTTTAGCATGGTTTTTCTTGGGCATTCCACCTTTGTTCATTTTCTTCTTTACTAAGCCACCTTTTTTTAAACCTGTCACAGATTTTTTTGATGCCGCTTCTGGCGTTACGGTAAACCTTCTCATAAAGTTTCCTATAGAATTTTTTATTCTGTCTCTATAGCTTACTTCAGTTTCCTTTGGTCTTTTTATAGGAAGTGATCCAAACTTATCTTTAAGCGCAGATTTTTTTAGTTTATCTAGTGATGATTTTATTTCTGCTTTCATAGCTTTGTCAGATATACCAGCTAAAATTTTGTCTGACTTATCTTCTATAGTTTTATTAGACATTAGTTATCCCTTTACCACTTTACCTTATCAGCCCAGTACGCTGCACTCAACTTACCTTTGGCTATGTTCCTACCGTGTCTAGCTTTAAAACTTTTACGCTTTGCTTTCATACGGGCAGACTCACCTGCTTTAGGTTTACCTGCGGTACTTGCGCCTTGTTCACCAAAGCGTATCATTTTAATTGTGCTACCTTCTTTTGCAAGAACTACGTGAGATTTAGTTGGGTGCTTTGGCGTACGTTTAGGTTTGTTATAACCTGAAAATGTTTCACCTCTATACTCTACACTCATTTAATTACCAGCCAATGGATTGTCTATTGCACGTTGTATTTTTTTATCTAGTGCTGCTTCTAAGTTATCTAGTTTTTGATCTAGCTTAGACATCTTGGAATCCATACGCTCTTCAAAAGATTTAATAGTAGATTCAAATCTAAGTTCAAATGTATTTATTACTCCTCGTACATCTTCTATGTTTTCACGATTACGAGCATCTTGTTTCTCTAAACGGGTTTCTTGTTTATCTATGTTAGCGTTTATCTTATCTGACTTGACTTCAATAGCGTTGTTTAGTTCTGCTGTATCTTGATTGAGATCCATACGTAGATCATGTAGATCTGTCTGGAGTTGAGCAGAGATTGCTTTTACAGAATTAATCTGCTCTCGTATAACTGATCCAGTTGCAGCATCTACTTCTTTGAGTGCATTAAACTCTGCACTTATAATTCCTAGCTCTGCTTCTACCATGTTCATATGATTATCTATATGAGATAGATCAGGTGATACAAAGTTAGCTATCTTTTGTTCCATAGATAAATATCTTTGGTAGGCTTCAAAGCCACCCCAGAGTCCACCTATAATTGTACCACAAAGTGGAATAATTAACAAGAGTTTACTGCCACCAACTTTTATTCCTTTGTATTCAACTTCAGCCATTATACTTTCCTGTACGCTCTAGTTTTTTTAGCTACCGTTTTAGGCTGCCTACTAAACTGCTTACCTTTTTTAGTATCTTCTCTTTTTTTACGTGTGGTTGCAGCATATTCACTACTAGACAAAGATTTAATTGCCTTAGTAGGTAAATATCTTTCACCTGTCTTACTAGATGGCTTACCACTTTTAGTACGCCACTTTTGTTTAGACCACGATTTAAGACTCTTTTGACTTGGTTTTAATGTCACTATCTGTACCCACCACCTTTTGCTTTGTATTTTTTAGCTAGAAGCTGGGCTTTCCGGGCAGACCATTGACCTGCCTTTCCACCCTTGCTCCCTGCTTTTACACTATTAAAAAGATTTTTTCTCATAGTAGGTTTTGTATAGTTACCTGCTTTATTAACTACCATTATTTAAGGTTAATGCCGCCAGTATTTGCTGCAAGACCGTCAATGACATCATGTAACAAGAAGGCTGTTGCTGCTGTAGTTGAAATACAAGTAATTTTAAAACTTGAACCTATAACTGCGTTAGCATCAAAACCTGCAGAATCATTTGCGTCTGCAATTGCTACGTTGTCACCGTCACCTTTTGGTACGCAACCAATAATCTTTTCTGATCCGTTAGTAATAATGTCAATATCGTTACCTGCTGTACCTAACATTACAAATGAGTAAGTAGCACCCAAGCAAGTTGCACACGCTGGAAGTGATAGAGTTGCTGCACCGTTCATTGCAGGGAATGTTACGATAGCCCCTGATTGTGCTGCTGTTAGTACAGTACCAGAAGTATATCCTGTTACCTGTGCAAGTACGTTCCCTCGTGGAACCTGACTTTGTGAGTCAAATGTTGCTGCTCCTGATACAGCCATTGTACCAGTAACGTCTATTCCGTCTTTAAATTCAACGGCTGTTTCGTATTCTTCAATACCTTGTGTAAGTGTAGTAGTTGCCATATTATATTTCTCCTATTTATATTGCAAATTAATTAGTGCGTTCATATTTACGTGGGATTTACCTGTTAGCATAAAAGACGCAAAGTTATTATCTTTTATTTCTGCATCAGGTACAACCCCACTTGTAAAGAAACCTTGAATGTCTGGCAACATCTTTTGTGCTGAAAAGAACTCTTTGGTATCTCCTAGTACCTGCATTACAATGAGTGTCTTTAATTGATTAGCAGAATCATATCTGCCTTTGTCACCCATTTTTTTAACGATTTTACTACCTGCTTTTTGTTTAGCTTCTTTTTTCTGTTCCTTAGTTTTTGGTTTAGCAGCTTTCTTCTTTACTACTTTAACTGTAGGTTTAGGTTTTTCTTTTACTACTGTTTCTTTTTTAGGTTCTGGTTTAGTTTCTTTCTTAGGTTCTTCTTTTACTTTTACTTCTTCTTTAGTTTCTGGCTCTGGTTCAGCCTCTGCTGTTTCTTCTTCTTTAACTTCCGGCTCTGTGGTAACTTCTTCTACAGGCTCTGGCTCTGTTGTAGTCTTTACTTCAGATGCAGCTACTTCTGTTTTCTCAACTGGTTGTTCTACTACAACTTCTATCTCTTGCGGCTCTGGAGCTAACTCCATTTCTATATTAGCTTCTACAGTAGACTCCATGTTTATCTCTACTGTAGTAAGTGGTGGACCAATATCCATCTCTGGCATATCAAACTCTACTTCAAAGTCCATATCAAATTCTGGTAGTTCTAGTTCTAGTTCTACAGATTCGTATGTGTCTTCGTTAGTGTCTCCCCC